CTCCGGGTGGGTCAGTCGGCTCGGCCAGCTGCCCTCTTCGCAACCGCTTCAAGCCTGCGCTCCGTGCTCAGCTCCCGAAGGGACACTTGGATTCCTTCCAAGGCGAGCTGGAGGCCGTCAACCTTTCCGCTCAGGTTCGCTACCTTGCTCTCTAGGGTTGTGATTTGCTGGGCAAGGTTGCTCCTTAAGGCGGTCCGCTCGTCGTGGAATTGTGCGGTCTCTAGCCGAGCTTGCTCTCTCATTTTGTCCAGCTGTGCAAGAAAGTCTTTAGCCTGGCTTATCCGCTCGGCCCGCTGTTGTTTTGTCAAGTACCAGAGGACTCCGGCCAGTATGGCCATAGCTCCATAGTCAAGCATTGCATTCAGGATATCTACCTCGGCCATGTTTCCCCCGTGTTCCTGCTCTCAGCATAGCCGGACCGACAGGGCACAAGCAAAAAGAAAAGCCCCTCAAGGGGGCAGTGCGGACGATTGACGGGGGAGGCTACAGGCTACTAATGTAGGGGATAGTTGGTATTGAATACCTCAGGTTCCCAGCATTTCCGACAGGCATTATATTTCCCTGTTACGGTATTGATTCCTGAACATGCTCCACCTTGAAAATAGGCGGGACAACTGTCATCGGAATCTTTCCAATTGACGGTCGAGGACTTGGCCCAGCTGGGTAAGCTTTTCCACGGATGGCGACCGATGAAATGCTGAGATACCCGGACAACAAGATTTCCAGGTGGAATGATGCCAAGCTTGTCAGCCTTGCGAAGCATTCCTAACTCTCTTGTGGGTAACCAGATAGCCACGTCTGGAAGTGCCGCGGCTACCATGCAAATAGCTTGGAAGTGCTCTATCCCTTGCACGTCCCCCGAATCGTGGAACCGAAAGTATCTTTTACCAGGAAAGTCTTTGTCGTCCTTTGCATATCGGTCTATCATCTTGACCATAGCCGCGGTCCATGGTGTTAAGTCATCTGCGCGGACCGCTTGCAACCTGCGAAGCAGTCCCTTTGCGACATCAGGAAAGCGGTAGTTTCCATTGAGAGCATAGCACTGCTCACATATGGACCCCGCTATTTTCTGGAGTCGTTGTCCAATGAGGCAACCCGTGGCAGAGGTGCCATAGGTGAGAGAAGGCATTTTTGAATTACCGCGTTGCAATCCCCCGCCTGTTATGGACTTGGCTTGTTTTACAGTCATGGAATCTGCGAGTTTGCGGAGCTCCGCAAGTTTGCTCTGCTCGGTAGTTGTGGGGAAATCTTTAGGCATTGATATGTCCATTGTTAAGGGCATGCGCATGCCGATAGAAGGAAAGCATTGTCCCGGCTATCAGCAGCAATTTCTCTATCGAGACCTCTCCTTCTTCGATATCCAGGAACGCGCACATAGTCAGGTAGTCCTCTTTAATGTGGAAAGGGAGGTCCTCCAGTGCGGCAAGAAACGCGGGGCTTGTGTTGGTGGACCATGGGTGAGTTGCCCACATTTCTGTGGGGAAAGCGCGTTCGTTATTCTCCATTAGGCCATGGCAATAGGTGATTAGTAGTTGTGTTATGTGGTGAGTCATCATTTTTATAGTCCATGGGTGAGGGTGAAAAGGAGAAGGAAGAAAAAAAGTAGGGCTATGCCTCCGTTGATGTCGTTGTCGGTCATGGTCTGGAGAACTCCTCTTCTCCCCAATAGAGGGTAGCGTCATTACAGAGGGAGAAAGCTACCCTTAAGACCGCGCTTGTCTCCTCCTCTGTGGGGTCGTACCAGATTCGATGCATGAGTAGTCTATTGAGGCGTTCGCCTCCTCCACAATCCCCCGCCTTTCTTTCGATAGCCTGCGCTATCTCAAAGGAGGTTTCCCGACATGCTGCCCATTGTTCAAGGTCGCCATCTTCAGCGAGGACTTTATCGTTGTGGTTCCCAATCGTTATTGGTTGTTTGGTTCTCATGTCTATACCTTCCCTGTGTAGCAGCGCGCCTTGATATCAAGGGTCCAGTGCCCCTCAAGAGCGTAAAGAACGCCAGTCTCTATCGCTACAGTATAGGATATTCCGCCTTTGCTGGCGTTCTGCTGAATAGCAAGAGACTCGCCACCTTGAAGGCGTTTCAAGGTTGATAGGCACATTCTATGAGAGATACGTACCGTTTTACCGTTGCCACGTGAGAGGATGAAACCCGCGTGTCTCCCTGAGATGATGCCGGTTACTGTGTACTGAGCACCTTTCCTGGAGGTTACGATGTCCCCTATCTCTATTGACCTTGTGTCTGCAGTTGTTTGATACTGTTGTAGTTGTTCGGTACTCATGCTTACACCTTCCTCAATTCGCGCAGGGCTTGAATCTGCTGGAATCTGTTGTTCATCGTTTCTGTCATTGACTGAAGCCGGCTAATGGATTGCCCTATTCGGTGGAATTTGGCTGTTCCAACGGAACCAATATCGACGGACATACCGCTGGCCGTTTTGCGAAGCTTGTCATTTTCGAACGCAATATCAGATAGAAGGTCTTGAAGTTGTTCTTGGATTTTTTGTTGAAGTTGTTCGTTAGTCATTGTCATTCCTGTGTTGTTGGTTCTTTAGCAAGGAGAATGTAATCACAACTGTACACATTACAAGGGAAAAGAGGAAGATAGTTTAGCAAGGCCTCCACCGATAGCGAATAGCCTTCTATCTTTTTGTTGTGACCATCTTCACAAGAGAAGTCACAAGGTCAATATCTCACCATGTCAGCCCGCCATAGGGCTGACCATTTTCTTAAGCGTTCTAACCAATCGTTTAAACGTTCGAAGCCATCGCCATCGTAGACGGAAAGGAAGGAAAGGAAAGGAGACGAAAAGTTCGCGCCACTTGGTACGCATGGCATAAAATAGTACCACTTGCCTCTAAACTTGGCATAAGGAGGCTATGCCAAATGGTTTAAGCTTGTGACAAGTCCTCTACTGACTCGTAGGTAGGTTTCAACTACTGACTCGTAGGTAGATTCCAGCTACTGACTTGTAGGTAGGTTTCAGCTGGCCAGGGGGGGGTGGGCCCCACAGGGGAATAGCGGACGCAGGGAGTGGCACCCCCCCAAAATTCGGGAGTCGTCCATTAGTCTCACAAAATGTTGACAGTGGTTCTTGAATCGGTGTATGGTTTTTAAGGACAGGTTTGCAATGGATAAAGAGTTGATAGAGGAAGCCGAGAAGTGGCTTGGTTTTGGGGAGCGTGACTGCCTTGAGTTGGGCACGGACCGTATCCTTGACTTGATGTTGATGGTTCAGCTTGAGCATGAGCGGTTGCGTGGATTTGGGGGAAATATGTTTTGGTATTGCACATCCTGTGACCACCGTGAGGACTGGCCTCCAGTGGAAGAGGTTCAGTGCATAAAGTGTGGGAGTACGATGTATCCAGAGCTTCCCCCTGCCTTGTTAAGCGACGTCCGTAAGTGGACGGAGATATCCATGGAGGAGGTTGGTGATTACACCGCGCGTGAGTTGAGGGAGATGGTTCGTTGTGGCCAGCGTCGTTTCGCTCGGTTGATGCACGGCAAGGAGAACGGGGAGCAGCCGGTTGAGAATTGACGTTACGATACCGATGGCTTGCGTTCCCCATCCCCGTCCCCGTTTTGGTGGTCGCGCGTGGATGCCAAGGAAGTACATGAAGTGGAAGGAAGACTGCTGCATGTATCTTGAGCTGTCCTATGATGGTTCCCCCTTGCTGGGGAAGGTTGAGGTGGAGATAGACTTGGTTTTCAGCCGTCCGGTTCGTTTGTTGAAGATGAGTTCCCCCTCTTGCCGGTTGCCCAAGACTGGCAGGGCCGACCTGGACAACATGCTGAAGAGTGTTTTGGATGTCTGCCAGGATGGTGGTTTGGTTAAGAACGATAATCAGGTATGGTGTTTGACGGGTCGTCAGTGGCACCAGTCGAAGGATGAGGAGGATGGTCCTCAGATACGGATACGGATGAAGGAGTTGGAGTGATGGAAAGGGACGCCTTGAGATTGAGTCTGGAGGACGCCGAGGAGTTGTGCCGTTCCCAGAGGCTTGTGGGGGCTCGTGACGGCAAGAAGAGGTTGTACCAAAAGAGGGATGGTTGCTGGTACGTTATGACTCCTTTCAAGATTAGGGTGTACGAGATTCGCTGCAAGATAGATGACGAGGAGGCTGCCCAGTGCTGAACCGTTTCCCCGAGGACATTCGCTCCCAGCTGGAGGAGATTTTCTCGGACGGCAGGAAGTTCATTTCCTTGCTGTGGATTACGGACAAGCGCAGCTCCAAGAAGGTCCGCTTCCGGATGAACGGGGAGCAGGAGTATCTCTTTGACGAGATGCGGAACCACAAGAGGGTCATCGTCCTGAAGCCCAGGCAGATTGGCATATCGACTGTTCTCAGGGCTTACGCCCTTTGGGAGGTCTATGTCACGAGGGACCCGATGAAGTGGGGGGTGATAAGCTTCCATGACCGCTCGGCCAAGCACCTGAGAAGGATGGACATGCAGTTGATGAAGAGCCTTCCCGAGTTGCTGCACAGGGAACTCAGGCTGGACAACGCAACCACGGCGGAGTTTGCCGATACCGAGGCCATGCTTGGTTCCTTCACTGCCGGAAGCCGGGGGGGTACCAGGTCTTTCACGCTTACGTCGGCGCACCTTTCCGAGTTCGCCTTCTACGAGGACCCCGAGGAGCTGTTGGCGACGGTAACTGCCACCGTGGGGGAGGGACAGATAGTCATCGAGAGCACCCCGAACGTGCCGGGTGATGCCTTCCACCGTCTGGTGATGGGTGCCCCGGAGAACGGGTGGAGACTGGTCACCTTCTGGTGGCACCAGCATCAGAGATACCGGATGGAGGCACCGAAAGACTTCAAGAGAACGGAGACCGAGGACCAGCTCGCCCAGAGACACGACCTTGACAACGACCAGCTGTTCTGGAGAAGGTCGCAGATAGCCACGCTGGGACTGGAAAAGTTCCGGAGGGAGTACCCTGGAAGCCTGGCCGATGCCTTTCACCACGCGTCAAGCACCTATTTCAGCGCTGCCGACCTGGACCACATCGAGCCTGTCCACTTTACCGACTCCCGGAGGGTGTACGAGGACCCACACGAGGACGATGTCTACGCAATGGGGGTCGATGTCGCCGCCGGGGTGGGCATGGACTACAGCGCATTGACCGTTATCTCCATGAGCACGCTTCAGCCGGTCTATCACTACCGGAATAACGAGATTAGCCCCACCGAGTTTGCCGATGTGGTGCTTCAGACCGGGCAAATGTACAATAACGCCAAGATTCTGTGCGAATCCAACAACCATGGGCACGTCGTGCTGTACCGGCTGCGCCATATGGGCTATCGCAACCTCTGGAGGTGCGTGAACGGCAAGGACTGGACCACTTCGGTGAAATCCAAGCTCGATGCCTACGAGACCTTCCGGGAATACGTTGCAAACCAGCTTATACAGCGGCTCGACGCCACGGCGCTACAGGAATTGCGCTCCCTGGTGGTCATGAAGGTCAATCCCGAGGCCCCCAGGGGGATGCACGACGACATGGCGATGTCGCTTGCGCTTGCGTACCGTTGTACCCGGGATGTCAGCCGGCGCAAAATCAGAAATGCGCGCAGGAGCCTGATGGATGAGTTACTATCTGAGGTGAGGGTGGGCAGGATGCGGTCCCAGCCCTCCCCCTGGAAGGTGAACACATGATTGACGCCAAGATTGCAAGGGCATGCTACGCAGCGCACGAGAAATACTGGGTGGACAGGCGCCCCGAGATGAGAAGATTGCGGTCTGCCTACCTGAATCGCTACTGGGACAAGAAGGAAAGCCCCGACCAGGTGCTGATAGAGACATCGAGAGCCTACGAGTTCATCGAGGGGTACGTGGCGTCCCTGTTCGCCCGGTCGCCTGCGGTCGTAATCAAGGGTGACATACGGGGACTCGGGAATCCCAACAAGGCGAAGGCCCTGGCCAACGGGTTTCTGTCACACATAAGGCAACAACTGGAGGATGCCACGCGTCTGGCACTGATTTATCCCGCTTCCTTCCTTAAACTTATGCCAAACGAGAACCGTGACCCCTTCAAAAGGGTTACCGTGGCTGCCGTCGCCCCGTGGAATGTCATCGTGGACACGGATGCGCACACCTGGGACGCCCAGAAGCTTGTCGGCCACCGCTACTACCTCACCCTGAAGGAGGCTCGCGCCCGGTTTGGCAACAAGAAGTACTCCGCCCACCCTCTTGTGCGATTCCTTGACCAGGGAATAGACGACGAGAGGGGCTACAGTGGCAGGACTCGCCCGGGAGAGGACGAGATAGACCCGGTCTTCCAGTACGTCGAGATTGTCGAGTGGTACGACATCGAGGACAACCGCTTCGTCGTGTGGTCTCCCGACTACAAGAACGGAACAAGGCTTCTGTACGACGGTCTCAGGCTTCCGGCCATAGAGGATGCCGAGGTGAAGGAGAGGAAATACGACGCCATCCCCTTCGTCGACGCCGCCGGCAATCCGCTCGCGCCTATCATTCCGCTGTACTACAGCCGGATACCGGACATGCCCATGAGGGGATACTCCGCCTTGCGCAGGGTATATGACCAGGTGCAGGAGACCAACATCATTCGAAGCTACCAGGCATCCATGGTGCGAAGGGCCGCAAGGCAATGGGTCGTGGAGTCCGGGGTCTTCGACGCGGAAGCCATGTCCAAGCTGGCGCAGGGAGTTGACGGGGAGTTCATCGAGGTCGAGCTGTCTCCCGGGCAGGCTCTCGCCGGGTCAATACTTCCGGTGCCCCACGCTCCCGTGCCGGCTGAACTTCAAAGCTACATCATGCAGGTCATGGATGACTTCCAACGCGGCTCGGTGCTGGCGCCCTTCACGAGGGGAGAGTCCACCAGGGCAACGGCAACCGAGATAACGGCGCTGGCAGCGTACTCATCCTCCGAGGTTGGACGTCTTGCCAGGGAAAGGGACTCCGCCATCGAGAGATGCGCAAGGGTCTACATCGCCATGATGACCGTCTACCTGGACGAGGACTCCCAGGCAATCATCATCGACGGAATGCCGGAAATGGTGTCCGCCCGTGACCTCGACGGGGATTTTACCTATTACGCACAGGACATGGGAGCGACACCAGTGTCGGAGGCCGTCAAGAAACAGGAGTTTTTTGGTGCCCTTCCAACGCTTATCGAACTTGGAGTGCCCCCGGACCAGATTCTCGCCGAGCTTGTCCGCTTCCTTGATTTGCCGCAGGATTTCCTGTCATCGGTCCAGGGGGCCTCCTCTTCTCCCACCCAGTCTTCCGCCACCACGCTTCCCGAATCCTCCCCGACCGGGGTGGGTCCGGGTGGCCCATCTCCCGAGGATGTCGTGAGGTATTTGCCCTGATGCCAGTCTACGAGTTCAAGTGCGACCCCTGCAACAGCCGGGTGGACCGGTTGCTTCCCATGGAGCACGGGGTGCAGTCATGCCCCAGCTGCGAAACCGAGATGAAGAAGATGGTCACCATGCCGGCTTTCACCCCGGGACACTGGGGAGACTCGAAGGGCTGGTTCGACAGGGGGCTCGGCATGCACATAAACAACTTCGCGCATCGTGACCGGGTGATGAAGCAAAAGGGTCTAAGGCCGGCAGTCGCCAGCGAGCTTACCGAGAACAGGCAGGACATGGTGCAAGACCATGTGAGCCATGAAAAGAACGTATCCACATTCAAGGCGGAGATGGACAAGACCGGCTCTTTCCGGACCGCCGTCGCCAAGACATTTCCACACAAGCAATAGGAGTTCGACATGAGCATACCGCAAGACATTCTCGCAGAGGCGGAGGCCGTTGGAGCCGAGATGGACGCCGAGATGGACCAGGCCCTCCTGGAATCAGTGCCGCAGGGACGGTTCAGCGCGCAGGCGCTCAATGCCGTGGTTGCGGAACTGAACAACATATTGCCTCTCTTTGGCGCTCCACTCTATCCCGAGTTCACCGAGGACCAGGTGGCATTCCCCGTCGAGTTCGTTCAGCAGCTTATCATGCTTGCGGGCGCAGCCGACCAGGCCGGGGTCGAGCTGGCAATGGACCTGGATGTCGTCGAGACCGACAGGGACCTGGCAATGCTCGCAGGAATCATTGCGGACCTGGCTGCCAACGAGGCTTTCCTTGCCTTCATCCAGGCTCCCGTCGAGGAGACCGTTGTGGAGGAGACCGTAGTGGAAGAGCCACCCCCCGAGGAGGTGGTGGAAGAAGACATATTTATCGACAGGATGTGATTCATGACCGAACAAACCACCGACACGGCCACCACTGAGGCGGCACCGGCGGAAAGCGCACAGACAACAACACCAGCTGAACTTGCCAAGGCGGAAACGCCAGAGGTCAAGGTTCCCGAACCCAGCAGGAACGCGACACCGAACATCGACGAGTACCAGAAACAGGTCGACACGCTGCTTGCCGCCCACGAGGCAAAAGAGGAGGGGAAGGAACCACCACCACCCGAGAAGCTTAGGGATGGGGAGTCCTGGGATGCCATATACAAGTCATCCACCCCCGACGTGCAGAGGGCAATGTCATCGCTAAGGGCGGACTACACGAAGAAAACGCAGGAGCTGGCCTCGCAGAGAAAGGACATGGCAGCCGAGCGGACCAAGCTTGAGCAGCTGCAAAGGAACCTAACGGATTCAGACGCCTTCAAGGCAATCAAGGAGGCAGCCTCCGCCGACACCGGGGAGTTCGACCCCTACGACCCCAAGAGCTTTTCCAGGTACGTGGAGAAGGCGGTAGCCGAAAGGATGCAGCAGGTTCTTCAGCCGATGTACGAGGAGCAGATGAAGGTGCAGTCCAGGCAGAAGCTTAACGTCTTCATGGACAAGCACCCGGAACTCAGGACCGACAAGTCCCTTCGCGCCGAGGTCAAGGAGCTGCTCGTCAAGAACGATACGATGTCACTGGAAAATGCGTACTGGATTATTCGCGGAAAGAAGTCCTCCGAGTCTCAACTCCAGATGGCAGTGCGAAAAGAGAACCAGAAGAAGGCGGCAAGGGCTGCCGGCCTCAAGATAGGCTCGGGAAAAAAGACGGGTCAGACCGCACCACCAACATCTTCCAAGATGTCAGCCAACGAGATTTATTCTTACCTGGCTTCGCAGAACAAATAATTGTGTGCTATACACAATTTGTGTGAAGGGACCCACAACTGGATACGCCTGAAGCTCGACCCCGGATGACCGGATACGTCCTACCTTCCAACGTTACGAGAATATCATGGCTATATCATATGACATTCTGGCGTCGACACTGCGCATTCTCAGGGACAGAGAGGTTGACAACACCTTTCGAGCTATCCCCCTGCTGGAAGCCGTGCAGCGCCAGGGCAACGTCGAGCAGGTAAACGGTGGTCAAAAGGTCGACCATCCCGTTATCCTGACCGAACACTCTTCAATCACGCAGCTTGCCACCGGTTACGAAAGCGTAAACCTGGCAGTCAAGGACCCCCTCCGAACCGCCTCATTCGACTGGTGCGATTTTGTCGCCCCCGTTGTGTTGACCCGGAAAGAGGAACTCTCCAACAAGGGAGACCGAGCGGTCATCCGTATCGCTGAGGCTCGCCTCAAGTCCGTAATGGGCATGCTCCAGAGGGAGTGGTGCAAGCAGACCGTAAAAGGCAACAGCACCATCCTGACCGAACTGAACACGTTCAACGGAGAGGGCGTCCGGACCACCAACGCGGCCAACACTGCCGGCTTCTTCGAGGTCGAGGCTTTTGGTTCGCAGACCGCAAACACCGTTGGAGGAATCGCCAAGTCCGCATTCCCGGCTTCCTGGCAGAACCAGGTCGCTGATGCAGCAGGCAACTTCGGAAACAACGGTCTTAAGTCAATGTCATCCCTGATGATTAACACCCAGATGTATGCGCCCGAGGGAGATGTCGACATCATACTGGCAAGCCCGACAAGTTTCGAGCTGTTCCGCAACGAGCTGAGCCAGCTTGAGCGCTACAGTTCCATCGAGCAGATGAGGGACACCGTTGGAAAACTGGGTCTTCTCTACAATGGTGCCATGATGTACGTCGAGCCGAACCTCGGATTCGAGACCTTCGCCGGCCCGCACAAGAAGATGTCAATGTACTTCCTTAACTCCAAGCTGTTCACCGTCTACTTCGACAAGGACGCTTACTTCGAGGTTGGGGACATGGAGAAGATTTCCGGTTACGCCGCGGCTGCCAGCAATGTTCTCGTGAGAACCCAGCTTGCCACTTCCAACCTTTCGGGGCATGGAATCCTCATCGACGCGGAGGCGTAAAATGGCCACTTCAACACTTCTTCAGTTACTTGACAGTACCTACGGGGACGGCACGACCGCTATCGGCGTCACGGCTTCCAACCGCAGGCAGCAGGAAACCTTCCTTTGCGCCGAGGCAATTGTAGCCGGTGACGCCGTTTCGCTTGACATGAACCAGACCGGTGACGGAAACAAGGCTCTTCATGTTGTAAAAGGAACCACCGGGGGTACGGGGAAAGCCAAGTGCCTTATCGGTGTGGCCCTGGAAACTGTAGCCGATGTGGGCGCGCCCATCAGGGTCTGCGTTCGCGGATTCTGCACGGCGAAGGTTCATTCGACAACCGCCATCGGTGACCCTCTCGTGGTTAGCGGTGTGTCTGGCGAATTGCTGCTGAATGCCGGCGCCGGAATCTATGCCGTCGCTGCCGTCGCGGCTACCGCTCATTCCGGCGGAGAGGCAACGGTCTACGTCCTGAATAATTTCTAACTGCGTCATTCCTGTGGTTGGTTTGTTGCCCCGGCTCCCATCTCGGGGGTCGGGGCCTTTTACTTGGAGACGGCATGCGCCTTGTGGATTTGAGAGAATACGTCGGTAACATACTCGACTACGCACCCGATGCAGCGACCTACAAGACACAGGTCGACACCGTAATCAATGACGCCTATCGAAGGCTGTTCTCGGAGAAGCCATGGACATTCGCCCAGAAGGCGGAGAAGGTCATGGCGTACAAGGACATCGATGTCAGCGTTGTCGTCACCAGCGGAAACTCATCGATAACGTCAACCGCGGCTTTCACCGACGCGATGGCCGGCAACATCATCGAGATAGAAAACGTCGAGTACACCATATCCTGGGTGCAGACGACATCTCTAATGCACCTTACGACAGCGGTAGAGGCTTCTTCGGGAACATACGCTGCACAGGTCCGCTTCCGTTATCTCGACTTTCCAGAGGACATGATAAGCTGCCTCCAGGTCATCAAGAGGACCATGGACCTGACACCACAGGAGCCTGGGAGAATGACCCCCCTCACCAGGTACGAGGACGAGTGGTACAACCTGCCACTGAACGAGGTCAACCTGCCCCACTACTGGGTGCCATATGACGACTACAACACCATGTCCCCCCTGGATGCGGATGTCATTGCGTTTTCATCGGGTTCTGGCCACGGTTCGAGGACGGTCTGCTTTCGAATGGCCCATCTCCAGGCCGGCAAGAGACTCTCGGCACTGTCCAGCAAGGTGGAGATTCTGCTGACCAACACAAAGATAGCCAGGCTGACACTGGAAGCCATGCCCAACGAATCGGGACTGTATCGCAGGTTGTACGCTTGCTATTCCAATGGTGGCCTGACAGCGTACCGGGCGGTTACGGCAGACCCTCCGGGCTCAGTGATGGACCATCCCCCGACCGCAACGGGAACTTTCGACTACACGCTCCCGTTGACCGGATTCGGGGAGAACTTCGCCATCTCCAAGGAGAGATACACCGGGGTGGACGGGAACCGACAGAGATTCAGGCTCTACCCGAGACAGTCGGCAGACTACGAGATTACCGTCAGATACCTGTACCGTCCGCCCGAGCTGCTGGAGGACCATGACTCTCCAGAGTTTCCCTCGGCGCACCACCCGATTCTGGCATACATGGCGCTTCGGGAGATTTTCGTCAAGCATGACAACATGCAGCAGGCGAACCTGTACGACCGAAAGGTCAACATCGAGATACTCAAGATGGAGCAGAGATACCTGACACAGACACCGAGAAGGTGGATAAAGGAGGCCATGGGCTCGCAAGGGCTTGACGTTCTGCCCATCTACACTCCGCTGGTGCATTCATGAGAAACATCCGCGTGGAAATCCCAAAGCTTGGGGGGATGCAGGAGACATTTCCCCAGCCACCGGACAGCTGCGTGGAGCTGGAGAACTTTACCATCGACCGGTACACCATGGGGTGGTCCAACAAGATTGGATTCGAACGATACTTCCCACAGGTGGCCTTGAACTTCTCCCCTTTCGGGGCGCTCAACCGAATAGACAGCATCTTCGTTTGGGACCGACACTCCGGGGCACAGCAGATAGTCCTTCTGGAGTCCGGGGGTGCCCTGTCCTTCCTGCACGACATCTACAGTTCCGTACCCGTCTTGATTGACATCAGCGAGCCCAGGACCGTGCCGGCAAATGACGAGGCGCCCACCCAGTACACTCCCTTCGGGAGATGGCTCGTCATAACCAACGGCTACGAGGCTCCCATTCGCTTTGCCGGGTGGCCCATGCCCGTTGCCGGAACGACTCCGTACATTGTCCCGTCCTATCCGCTTGGCTGGGTTTCCCGACCCCTGCCTCCAAACGCATGGCAGGTAATCCTTCAAAACGTCGCCGGGGGATTCGGGGTCGACATCTCCGACAAGGACGGGGTGCTGGTCTATTTCAAGGAGGACGAGGTTACGGCAACTGGACAGACAACGGGAAGCGCCGACGCCTACCAGCTTGGGGTGGGCTTTGTGGCCCAGAAATTCAAGGACATTTCCAACAACGACGCCGGCACGCACAACGCTTTTCGCTACAAGGTCAGCTACGTCTCCAACTCCGGGTCCGAGAGCCCCATGTCGGACGAGTCCAACACCGTGCAATGGAGAAAGGACCCCCTTCATACCCCGGCGAATCGAAACCGATACGCAATCTATATCGAGATTCCAAAGGGGCCGAATGGAACCGTTGCCCGTCGACTGTACAGGACCAAGAACTTCGGGGAGACCGGCTCGGGAACGGAGACCGACTTCTACTTCCTTGACGAGGTCCGAAACAACACAGACACCGAGTACTGGGACATCTACAGCTCCACCAACCTGGGCTCGCTCGCTCCAGTTGACTCGGACAGCATACCGTTCCCCTCGAACAACTGCCGGTTCACTGCCGTTTACGGAAACTGCCTGTTCATTGACGGGGGCTCCGACAACGACAACGTCCTGTACTACAGCAACCCGGGAAAGCCCGACCAGTACAGCGGCACAGGCTTTATCGACCTTGGCAACTCCCAGCTTGGAGGAATCACGGGGCTCCACCCCTATTTCAACTTCCTTCTGGTCTTCAGGGAGAGGGGAATCGAGGCAATATCGGGACAGTGGCCCAACTTTGCGCTTAACAACATCTCCTCCAACACGGGAACCAGGGCAATCAACACCATAACGACGGTTCCCGGGGTGGGCGTGGTCTTCCTTGCGGATGACGGGGTGCATGCCATCAGCGGAAACATGGAATATTCCGATAGCCCTGGCATATCCAAGATTACCTCCATGATAATGAAGACCGAGAGGCGCATCAACAAGGACTGCATAGCCAGGGCGACAGCAGCCTACTCGTCGAAAACCAACGAGTGGCACTGCTACCT